TCAGATGGTTATGTCGGCTACGTTTTATTTTAGCCCGATTTCCGCCGCTGGCACCGCCGTTCAGAAATCTTCGACTGACACTGCGCGGGTTATCCTGCCGCAGAACGCCATTGTTCTGTCGATCTTTGCCCAAGCTACCACGACCGGCGGCACCTCCCCGACGTTTGTGCTTGGTTTCACGGGGAACACCACGGGTACTGCGACGAACAGCGGTCTTATCGTTAATCAGTCGGCTGCTACTGCCAAGCTGGCGCTTAACTGGGCTTCTGCTTCGGCAGGTACTTCGTTGGGTGCGGTTGCTTCTTCGTCTGAGCTTGTTTACCTGACGGGCGGTACGGGTACGGGTACGGCTGGCAGTGCCAGCACGGTTTCCGGTTATATCCAGTACATCGTGTCCGATAACGGCGCGTTCACGGCTTAATTAGGAGCAAGCCAATATGGCAATGCAAACTGATGTTATTGCAAAGCATCTAAACGCAACTGGACTTGCAGTTACGGGGCGTTGCCGTGTAAAGGGGTATCAGATTGCTCCGGGTGGCGCAGGGCAAGTTGTGTTTTACGATAATACGACCAATAGCGGCGCACAACCGTTGATTTTTGATACCACCGTTAATACTGCAATTATTGCGACTATGCTCCCCGGTGAGGGGGTTTTGTTTGTTAATGGTGTATATATCGTCCTGCCAGCTTCAACTACAATAACGGTGTTTTATGGCTAAATCACCCGCATGGACTCGTAAAGAAGGCAAAGCCGAATCGGGCGGATTGAACGCCAAAGGCCGTGCGTCCTACAACAAAGCTAACCCCGGTAAGCCGGGGTTAAAAGCCCCCCAACCGGAAGGTGGCCCGCGTAGGGATTCATTCTGTGCCCGGATGAAAGGGATGAAGAAGAAACTGACGAGCAAAAAAACCGCCAGCGACCCCAACAGCAGGATCAACAAAAGCCTTCGGGCATGGAATTGTTAGCATGAAAAAAGGCAAAGTAAAACGGTTTGATATGGGGGGATACGCTGCGGGTGCTCAAGGCGCATACGCCGATAGTCTTGCCCGTAAGGCTAAAAAAAATAAAGAAGACCGCATTGCTGCGGATATGCAGGATGCGATTGAGGGGGTCTACCCAGAAACGCTTCTTCTTGGCGTTCCTAACGTAGCACGAAGAGGGGTTGCGGCTGGAGGGAAGGCAATTTCAAACGCTGCAAAAGGTGCGGCGGAAAAAGCGGTGGCTCGTCAGTCCACTGCGGAAGGTCTTCCTAGCTCTGCGGCGCTAAGGCGTGCGCTAGGGGAAAACAACCCTAAAGTTGTAACTACTAAGGGCAATTTTGAAGAATTTGCCGGGTTCCGTGGCAGGCATAAACCGTTGGGTAGTCCTGAGGCGCGAAACAAAATTTTTCGTGAAGAAGCTAAAGAAGCTGGAATTCCATACAGAGAATATCTCAAAGGCAGAGGCGCAGCACGGGCTGAAGGCGTTGCCCCCGGCGTTCATTGGAGAGACTTACTTGCCAAAGGAGGCAAAGTGAAAAAGTATTCGGGTAAAGAAGGTAGCGAAGTCAAAAAAGACAAGCCATATCTAGGTTCTCGCGAAAAAGCTGATGTCAAAAAAATGGAAGACATGCAGCGCAAGTCCAAGACTCCGATTGGGGACATTGAGCCGGTGCCGGGGCAGTACGATAAAAAGTACGCTGCTGGTGGCAAAGTGAAGAAGATGGCGTTTGGCGGGCAGACTCCGGCTCCGCGTCCCACCAATCCGCTCACTAACCCGAAAGCATACGCCGCAGAACAAGCTGCGATGAAGTCCAAGGTTAGTATGCCGCCGCGCAAACCCGATATGGGGGTGCCGCGCAAACCCGATATGGGGGTTCCTTCTGGCTACGCTGGCCCGCGATCAGGCGCGCCGTCGTCAACTCCGTACCCGAAGCGCCAGCCTATTTCCGTCAGCCCCGGCATTCAGAAGGGTCTTGGTGATGCCTACAAATCTGGCATGAGTGGATTGAGCGGTCTGGGCGGGTTTGGGGCTAAAGTTGCTTCCGGCATGAAAAAGGGGGGTAAAGTCGGTAAGGACGGAAAATCCAAGGGCATGAAACGCGGCGGCGGCAAGGTGATGAAGTTTGCCAAGGGCGGCAGCATCGACGGTTGCGCGGTTCGCGGTAAAACCAAGCTCAAGCGGGTGAAGATGTAATGATGAAAAAGCGTACTAAGCGGTTTGACGATGGCGGTATGGCGTCCTCTGGGCCGCAGTCCGCTTTTTATCAGCCTCGTAATTCTGCGATGTCCGATACTGGGATTGGCGGTATTGCTACCTCTCCTCTCCCCGGCCCGTTAGATCTTGGTCAGCGCCAACAGCAAGAGCAGCCCATGCAGCAGATGCGTAAAGGTGGCAAAGTGAAAACCAAAGCCTACGCTAAAGGTGGTGTGGTTAAGACTCGTGGTGATGGCTGCTGCAAGAAGGGCCACACCAAAGGGACGATGCGATGAGATTCTCACGCGGCATGGGGGCTATCAGTAAGGCTAAGACCCGAGCGATTAAAAAGCGCGACGGGAATAAGCCTGTGAAAGTGTTCAAAGCCGGTGGCCGCGTGAAGAAGTTTGATGAAGGCGGCGAATCAAGATTAAAAATTAATGCAAGTGGAGGTAGATCTAAACGTAAAGGTTTGGATTTAACCTCCGCAGGGGGCAACGCGTCTTACGATATACCCCTTTCAGAAAATCTTAGTTTGACCCCGTATTTAGAAGGGTTTCTTGCTAAAGGAAAATATACTACCCCCAAAGGGTCTGGGGATATTGACCAAGGCGGAATCACCGGCGGCGGGATGAATTTAAATTATAGATTTAAAAAAGGCGGTAGCACCAACTGGATTGCTGGGGCTATCAAGAAGCCGGGGGCGCTCCGTGCCTCCTTGGGCGTCAAGGGCGACAAACCCATCCCAGCCAAGAAACTTGCCAAAGCGGCCAAGGCTCCGGGTAAGATGGGTCAGCGTGCGCGTCTGGCGCAGACGCTGAAGAAATTCAATGAAGGCGGTAGCGTCAACGAAGCGGGTAACTACACCAAGCCGGGGCTGCGTAAGAAGATCGTGGCTCAGGTTAAAGCCGCTGCCACGCATGGAACTAAAGCAGGGCAGTGGAGCGCCAGAAAAAGTCAGCTAGTTGCCAAGAAGTACAAGGACGCTGGTGGCGGGTACACAGACTGATGAAAGCTCCACAGCAGTCGCTTAAAGCGTGGGGGGATCAGAAATGGCGTACCAAGTCGGGCAAGCCATCTTCCAAAACGGGAGAACGCTACCTGCCAGAAAACGCCATCAAGTCCCTCTCTTCTGCTGAGTATGCTGCCACCACCAAGGCCAAACGAAAGGGCAAAGCTGCGGGCAAACAGTTTGTAGCCCAGCCCAAGAAGATTGCCAAGAAAACGGCAAAATTTAGGACTTAACGATGCCCGCAGGGTCACATAAGTATTTTGAACAAATAGACCCTTACGGAGGGCGTATTTCTGTTGACGACCCTGAGTTTGTTGCGCAAGTACGCGCTAAACTTGGGCCAAAGTACGAAAATCTTGTTGACAAAGATACTAAACATCAAGCAGCAAATATTGGTGGCCCCAAATCAAAATACACTCAATATGGGTATAGGTATAGGGCGGAACATCTTAACCCCGAAGAACTTATGGGGGCAAAAAAAGAAGACGCCGGTTTAGCGATAAATGTTGGGCAGCTTAAAGATATTCTTTCTCCAGATATATATGTTTACGGTCTTGGAGCAGGAGCATCTCCTAGAACTTTTGCCCACGAATTTCGCCATAAAGAAGTAGGTAACGAAGGAAAAAATCGTTTGTTAGACGTAATATCGTCTAATTCTCAACCAGATTATATTAAAAATTTACGCCTTCTTTATGAACATGAGCGTGACGAATCTTCAGATGATGTTCCGATTTCCGAATTAGAAAAACTTCTGCATAGACAACTTGGACTTCATGCGCTTCTTAATAAAAAAGATCCAGAAAATTATGCTGCTTATACCCCCTCAAATTGGGAAGATAGAAAAAAAACATTAGAAAATTCTGGTATCTTAAGCGTGCTTCCAGATGTAGCCCAGCAGTATGTTCAGCGCAAAGCCGCAATGGATAGAGTGGCGCAACCATATTTGAATTTTGAAGGTAAGGAATAAGAAATAATGGTTACCTCCGCATCTCCCCCGACTTTTAATCTAAACCTCAACGAGTTGATCGAAGAGGCGTTTGAGCGTGCTGGCGCGGAGTTGAGAACTGGTTATGAATTTCGGACGGCCCGGCGCAGTCTTAATTTGATGTTTGCCGAGTGGGCGAATCGCGGGATTAATTTGTGGACAGTTGAGTCAGACACGGTCGCCCTCTCCCAAGGGCAAGCTACCTACCCCCTCCCCGTAGACACCGTTGACTTGATGGAACACGTTATCCGTACCAATGCGGGGACTTCGATTCAATCGGACATCCCGGTTTCGCGCATCAGCGTTTCGACCTACTCCAGCCTACCCAATAAGACCGCGCAGGGCCGTCCGATCCAGATTTACATTAACCGGCAGAGCGGGGCTACTGAACCCAGCGGCGTGCAGCATCCGACGTTCACACTCTGGCCTGTGCCGAATGTGTCGAGCACCTATCAGCTTGTGTACTGGCGGCTCCGCCGAATGCTGGATGCCGGGACTGGCGTCAACACACAGGACATTCCGTTTCGCTTCCTACCTGCAATGGTGGCGGGGTTGGCGTACTATGTGGCGCTTAAGATTCCAGAAGCATCGGAACGGATTCCTATGCTTAAGCAGATGTATGACGAGGCTTGGCAGCAGGCATCGGATGAGGATCGCGAGAAAGCGGCTTGGCGAATTGTGCCGCGTGAAATGTTCATCCAATGAGCAATAAGTTTACATCTGGCCGGATTGCTATTGCCGAGTGCGATAGATGCGGTCAGAGGTACAAGCTGAAGCAGTTGAAAGAGTTGGTCATTCGGACAAAGAAGACCAATATTTTGGTTTGTCCGACTTGCTGGGAGCCAGATCACCCGCAAAATTTGCAGGGGCTATACCCGGTAGAAGATCCCCAAGCCGTGCGGAACCCTCGCCGGGATAACACATATATTGTGTCTGGGTTGAACTATTTGGGCGCTTTGGGTGAAGGTAGCCGGCAAATTCAATGGGGCTGGAATCCAGTAGGGTTCAGTGGTAACAGTGCGCTGACACCAAATGATTTAGCGGTGGTAGGTGTAGTAGGAACAGTAGGAGTAACTATCTCATGAAGAAAATGAATATGGGCGGCATGGCCGAGCACATGCAGAAAGAACATGGCATCAAGCCGGCGAATAAAGCACCGGGGTTCAAAAAAGGCGGCGCTACCAAGTGCATGAAGAAGGGTGGCCCGACTGGTTTGGAAATGCGGAAAGTGGGTCGCAACATGGCCCGTGCTAACAATCAGCGGGGGCGGTAATGGCTAAATTCAG